GTGTGATTAGTGGTTTGCGTAGTGATACGCCATCCACTGATCCTGGTGTTGGTGGTAAAGGTAATGTAGCTGGGCGTGTTGAATCTGCACCTGGACAGGGTAGTGCTAAGTCACCTGGTGGTGCTACGCTTGATATGCCTGGTTTGACTAAGTTGGCAACAGATACGGACACGACTCGCAGTGCTGGTCCAACTGATACAAGTAAGACAACGAGCGCACAGCCATCACCTGCATTGCCTACTGATTATGGTAGTGGCGTATCCGTTGGTCCGACTGATGATGGTGGCAGTCTAGGTAGCAAGATACTTGCTGGATTAGGATTAACTGGTCTCGGTGCAGGTGCTGGTTATCTATTGCGTGGTGGTGCTGATGCTGGTGGTCAGATTCCTGCTGGTGTAAATGTTCCAGGAACAGCAGATGCAAGCACAGTTGTTCCTCCACCAACTGGTAATCGTTATGATGTTGTGCCGCCGCCAACTGCAACGCCGACTGCGGCACCTGGTGCTGATCCACTCGGCGCAGCAATAGATAAAGCTGTTGCACCACCTGTTGCAGCGAATGCAAACGTGCCACCGATGCAAATACAACCACCACCTCCTGGACCTGTTCCACCTGTGCAGCCTAATCCGACGATACGCCGTGATGCGCCGATGATGCCACCGTTGAGAGGTGCTAAAGCATCACCGATACCGGCTGCTCCATTATCTGAATCAGCACTTCGTAATCTACCCGATGCTGCATCGATTGCACGTGCTCGTAAACTGTTCAATATCCGTCCATGACACAGCTACCTGAGCATAACAATGAACCACTGCGTCTTGCAGATGGTCGTCTTGTATATCCTGGTGGTGACATTGATAGTCCTGTTGGCCCAGCACCACGATTAGTAGAAGTACCGACGCATAGAGAAGCGCAGCAGTTGGTTGTGCGTATGCGGCGCAAAGTGGCTGATCTACCTGCTGTGCCGAAGCAGATGAATGCTGTAGGTGCGATACTCGCGTATGTGATGTTCGGCCTAGATGACGAAGAAGTTGCGTTGGCCACTCATCTATCTACGGAGCAGGTCGGTAACATTAAGGCGTCTGATCCGTATAAGCAGATGCATGACGCAGTTGTGCGCACCGTGCTGGATAGTGAAGCTGGTGTGGTTCGAGAACTTATCGCCAAGAACGCGAGACGCGCTGCTGAGACTATGGTGGATGCACTCAATGCAGGAACGCGATCAGATAGGATGTCTGCTGCGCGTGATATTCTGGATAGGAGTGGCCATCGGCCTGCTGACGTTGTTGAGCATCGGCACCGCATGGATGGCGAGCTTGTGATTGAGATTGTTAAGCGTGATGATGGTAAGCATGCACCAACGATAGATATGGGAGTCATCTGATGGCGTTCGTTGGTAACTGGACCTCTAGGACGCTGGTTCCTGGTGGCACCGCTGCTCAGGTGCAGGTTCCCGTGCCACAAGTGATAGATGTGAGTGGCAATGGATTCAGTGGTAATCAGTTCTCTCATTATGAACTGGTTGCAATGGGTGCGACCGGCACTGGTGCTAATGCGTCACTGACTGCATCTGGTGGATTGGTAACTGCAATTCCACCTGGTATGACTGCAATCACGATGCAATCGAGTGCCACGACGGACATCATTGTTACGTTCGGCAAGATGGAATGAGCCGTCGTTATCGCATCCTCGAAGGCGGTATGCACGATCGGTTCCATCGGTCGTATGCAAAGGTGCAGTTCGTTGGTGGTGGATTCGGTAATGGCAAGACAGCCGCTGCATGTATCAAGGCATTGAAGCTATGCAAGGACTATCCTGGTTGCAATGGGTTGATCGCACGCTCAACTTATCCGAAGCTGAACGACACGATAAGGAGAGAGTTCCTGCTGTGGTGCCCGAGTCATTGGATACGACGCATGCCGAGTCGAGACGAGAACACGCTGATACTGAAGAACGGCACCACAATTAACTTCCGTTATGTAGCGCAGAGAGGCAAGGAGACTGAGGAGAGTAGGTCTAACTTGCTGAGTGCGACGTATGATTGGATCATTGTGGATCAGTTAGAAGATCCTGAGTTCAGTCATAAGGACTTCATGGATTTGATGGGACGACTTAGAGGTGGCACTGAATACGTAGGTGATGATCCGAAGATGCCGAGGGTTGGGCCGAAGTGGTTCATCGCTACACTCAACCCGACAAGAAATTGGTGCTATCGTGAGATTGTTAAGCCCCTACATGATTTTGGTCGCGGTGTTATTAGTGACAAGTTATTGTGTGAGGTGGATAACGACGGGAAGCCTATTCTAGTTGATGGCAGACCGAAGCCGCTGATTGAGTTGCATGAGGGCAGCACGTTTGAGAATGTAGACAATGTTGGTGAGGATTATATCCGTGGCATGCTCGCTACCTATACCGGCTCTATGCGAGACCGGTTTGTGTTTGGTAGGTGGGGTGCGCTGAGTGGTCTGATCTATCCGCAGTTCGATGAGCAACAGCATGTCATGTCACATGAATCGGCTCGATCCTATCTACGCACGTTGCATCTGTCTGGATTCCAGCCTACATGGTTGGAAGGTTACGACCACGGACTGGCAAGACACAGTTGTTATGGTCTGTTCTTCGTTGATGACGATGGCAATGTTATCCTGCTGGATGGGTTTCGCATCGCTGAGCTTACCGTTGCTGATGCAGCGCGCCGCATGCATGAGATACGAGCGCGATATGGAGTTGCTCTTGATGAAATCGGTATGATCTATGCAGACCCGGATGTGTTTAGGAGGAAGACGGGCAACGCGCGCACAGTTGGAGAGACAGTGGCAACGCTGTTCGCTGATGAAGGCATACAGATGCAGCGTGGTAACAATGACATCGCCAGTGGAATTGCAAAGAACTGGCAATACCTCGCACCGCTATCGCAGCATGAACACCCGATTACGGGAGTGCGAATGTCACCACACTTCTATGTGTGTGATTCGTGCCAATGGTTCATTGATGAGATCAGTGAGTATTACTTCCACAGAGACGGTAGCGATGAAACAACTGATCGCCCGGTGGATAGGAATGATCACGCTATGGATATGTGGAAGTATGCGATGTCGAACCGTCCGCGGTTGGCTAAGTTTACTGGCCTACCGAATAAGCCGCCGGCGTGGATGAGTTGGCATGAGATAGAGAGGAAGAATAATCGTAAGCCAAGTCAAAGGCACAAAGCATGAGCGGTGTTGTAGACGACGGTAGCGGACCTGAGTTTGGTGATGATACCAATGATCCATTGGAGAACGCGCTTACTCAAGCTGGTGTAGGTAAACCAGATGAACAACCTGAGCCTGCTGTTTATCGTGCAATGCCTGATAGCCGTATTCCTGTATCTAGTGCGCGCGGTGGAATATGGCGTGCTAGGCGTGATACCGCTCGCCGATCTATGCAGGATTTGATAGAAGCGTGGGATGAAGCAATCCGCTATTACAACAACGATCAAGCGATGCACCGTGATGGTTCTAGCAGTGGTTATCGTGAGCGCATTGGTAATGTATCTGGCAATCGTCATCTTGCTCGACGGCTTAACGAGTTGTTCACGAGCACTGAGAACGTGGTGTTCTCGAACGTGAATGCACAGATACCTGAGTTGTATGCTAAGAATCCGATCGTAAGTGTGACGACGGAGCCGAGCACCAACCCACAGGATCAGGAGACGGGTGATACCTTCTCGCGTGCGTTGCAGAAGTTGATTAACGTGCTGTTCGCTATGAAGTATCCACCTGGGATTAATATAAAGACGAAGGCGAAGCGCAATGTGCTGATGGCTCTGTTGACGAATTGCGCGTGGTTCGAGGTTGGTTATACGAATAAGGACAAGAGCAGCGAACAAGCGATGCAGGACTTGCTTAGCCTGAGTAAGCAGCTTGAGGTTGCGGATGATGATGAAGATATAAGGGAGATAGAGGGCAAGCTGACTGCGCTTGAGGAGAAGATCGAATTTCTGCAACCGAGCGGTCCATACGTGAGGATCAGGTATCCGCATCAAGTGTTGCGCGATCCAAATGGCAATGATCCATACCTGAGTGATTGCAACTGGATGATGATTGAGGACATGCTGCCGACCGAGTATATCAACGCGATCTATGCGATCGAGCAAGGGGATAGCGAGGAAGCCGTTTCGATCTACGAACCGACTCACGTCCTGAACTCCGGTGGGCCGATGTTGGGTATGGGCATCAACCAGGACTTCACGCTTTTCAGCCGAAACGACAATGCGTATAACGCCTATGGGTTCGAGACGCAAGAGGCATTTGACAAGGCATGCCTCACGAAAGTGTGGTATGTGTGGGACAAGGTGACCCGCAGGTTGGAGATGTATGCTGACAATGATTGGAAATGGCCGATTTGGGTATGGGATGATCCCTACCAGCTTCAGGGATTTTACCCTCTGACTCCGCTGTGGTTTCATGACAATCCAATCGCCGTCTACGCCAAAGGGGAAGTGTCGTATTACCTGGATCAGCAAGATCAAATTAACGAGATCAATGACGAACGCAGACGGGCTCTGCTGTGGGCACGGCGCAATATATTCTACAACAAGAACAGTGGGTTGACGCAGGAGACTGTGGATCAGATACTCAAAGGCCCCGACGCGACCGCAGTTCCACTTGATGTGCCTGAGGGCGTTGATCCACAGAAGATGATCTTCTCGATACCGCCGCCGAGTATGAACTTCGCACAGATGTTCGATAAGAAGGACTTGTATCAATCCATTGATAGGATCGCTGCAACAAATGAAATCGAACGCGGTGGTGAGTTCAAGACGAACACAACGAATAAGGCGATTGATTACTACTCAACGATGGGTAATCTCCGCATGGACATGCGTCTTGATGCTATTGAAGACGCGCTCGGTGACGTTGGATGGAAAGTAGCGCAGTTATGTATGCGGTTTATGGATGCCGATACGGTATCCGCACTGACCGGGATGGATGTATCAGCGTATTGGCGACCACTGAACGAGTTGAAGGACTTCGCGCGTATGGGCGTGACTGTGGTTGGTGGCAGCACGCAGAAGTTAACTACGCAGCAGAA